ATTGGACTAGCCGTTGACAATAATTGGATCACTATGAGGATCACTATGAGTGGTGCCGTTGGAAGCAGCATCGGTGATCTTGCCACCAACAAGTAAGTTCTTGTTGAGTAATGCTTTAGCATACCAAGTACTGAAGCCCTGAGCTAAACCACCATCTGGAGTTCCAAGTAACTGGGTTGGGACGATAGCCATGTAAGGTGCATATACACCAGCAGAGCTCATCATATCAGAACCGTTTAAACCAAGGAAGAATTCGCCATTACCGAGAATTGGGGAGACATAGACATTAAGTCCATCTAATTCACCAACCTTGTAAGGACCATTCATCTTAGCATTCTTGACAGCAGTGAAGCCGTTGACGAATCTTAAGACAGGAAGGACATCAGCAGCGATGACCATGTAGTTAGGATGGAATTTCTTTGTTCTGTTGTAGATGATAGCTTTAGCTTGTTCAATGACTTCAAGGAAACCATTGTAGTGCTCGAATTTGCTAACACCAACAGGAAGAGTCTTAGACCATTCTAATAATTCAGGTTGATTAAAGGCGGCTTGCTTTAACATATCAACGATTTCAGTATCGATTTCATAAGCTAATTCACCGCAAGCTTGTTCAGCGATTTGCTTATCAAGAGAGAAGCCATAGTCGGTCTTTGCTTGGAAAGCGGTGATTTGGTCATATCTGACAGCAATACGTCTAGGTTCAGCAACAAGAGGAATTCTCTTCATTCTAGGACCGATGGTAGGAATGTCTTGAGCAGGTACATGTTCCATCTGGAACTCTTCAGAGAAGTATGCAACTTTAGCGCCAGCTTCAACACCAGCCTTTAATTCATCAGCAGTGATGTATTCGACAGAACCATCAGCCTTTACAACTTTAGCATCTTTGCCGCCTTCGAACTTGCCAGTAGCCATAGGGGTAAGCACGACTTTACCATCGGAACCGACAGTTTCAATGATAACTTGTGCACTGAAGTTTTGACGAGCTTCATTCATGGCTCCAAGACCGAAGACACCATTGAAGACATCACCCTTCTTAACATCACCCTTATCAGTCTTAGAAACATATTCTAAGTAAGCGACAGAACCGCTGTAAGAAGTCATTGGGTGAACAATAACAAGGTCATTAGCGATTAAGGAAGGAACAGCAATATTTGTTAAGTTTAAGCAGAATTTCTTCCAATCACCTAAGTCAGCTCTTTCGGTGGCTTGGGTGTTCATGGATTCAGTCATCCATCTGTTTGTGTTGTCTAATAAGACAGCAGTAGTAAGTTTAGTATTTCCAGAAATTTGTTTGCCATCAAAATTCTTGGCAACGTAGGCTTCTGCAACCTTTAATTGACGACCATAGGTCTCAAGTAAATTTTGTCTACTCATTTTATTCTCCTATATTTATATTTATATTTGACAGTAAGTTGTCAGCTTAGTCTTTCAATCCGGCTAAGATTAATAGGTCATCATCAATTTCATAGCCATTGTCAGGGTCAAGTAGTTTCTTTTCAGATTTATTGACTGCTTCATTGACTCTTATTCTTGGATTACCACCAACTAAACCGAATTGAGGGCGACCTTCAGTAAGAAGATCTTTGCAAACATTATCGATATCATCTAATGAATAATTTTCGTTAAGTTTGCTAGTAATGTCAGTTGTTCTAACACCAAGCATCTTTGCTTTATTAGCAATGTATCTTTCGACAACAGCATCATATTTTGCTTTATAAGATTTTGCAAGTTCTGTTCTGTATGTCGCCTTCTTTTTGCTAGCTTCAAGTTCTTCAGTTAATGATTTTTCAGTTTCTCTTAGTTCATTCTGTAAATTAATTACTTTGTTAGATAACTGCTTTACTTTAAGCTTTTCAACATCAATGCCTTCTGTTAGTTGTTTGTGATTTTCTAATTTTGTTTCTAAATCTTTAATTTGTGCATCCTTGAGATTTAGCTGTTCTGTAAGTGCTTTATTTGCTCTTTCAAAACTGGTTGATTTGGAGGCAAGTTCACTAACTCTTATGAAGCCATTTTTATATTTTTTAAGAGCCTCATTTAATTCATTCACCTTGGCATCGCTAACTGCTTTTTGATTTTTAAGGTCTTTGACTTCATTATCAAGTAAGTCTTTCTGACGAACTGCTTCTTTTAAGCATTCAATTACTTCATCCTCTCCGATATCATCGGCTTCATCTGTA